TACGATGAAGAGTTTTGCAGTAAAATGTACGATGAGATCGTGAAAGCGGTCACTATAATTAATGAACAATGTGAGGAATTAGCATGAAGTTAGGTATTTCAGTACGAATTGATGTTACAAAAATCGACAAAAGCCGTCTATATCAAGGCGCAAAGGGTACTTACTTGGATCTGACTACGTTTGTCAGTGATGAGCTTGACCAGTACGAAAACAATGGCTTTATCAGCCAGAGCCTGACCGCAGAAGAGCGTGAAGCAAAGACCCAGACACCAATCTTGGGGAATGTGAAGATCTTCTACACTGATGGCCCTCAAGCTGCCGCATCAGCCCCACAAGCTGCTGCAATTGATGAAGACATACCGTTCTAGAGTCTCCTGTACAGGCGTGGTTCACCTGACCCAACGAACCTACACAAAGTAAGTATAAGTCATATCATATATGGTATAAAAACCATGAATATAAGCCATTAGCTATCATCTTTGATTGCTGTAAAATCCACCCCTCACTAACGAGGGTTTAAAGATGGTTTGGTACGGAGTTACAGTAGTAATGTTAGGTTTGGTGGCAATTGCAAGAGATGAATTCAAGAGGTAACTCATGAAACATATGGTAATCCCCGATACCCAGGTAAAGCCTGGTTGTCCTGTAGATCATTTAAAATGGGCCGGACAGTACGCTGTAGACAAAAAGCCTGACGTTATTGTTCACATTGGCGACCACTGGGATATGCCAAGTCTGAGCCATTATGATAAAGGGACTAAGAGTTTTGAGGGCAGGCGATACACTCAGGATATTGCAGCAGGCATTGCAGGAATGGAAGAGTTTTTGGCTCCTATTCGCGCCGAGCAGCAAAGGCTAAAAGAAAACAAAAAGAAACAATGGAATCCCCGCCTAGTGTTTACTCTCGGTAATCACGAAAACCGTATAACCCGCGCTATTGAATCTGACCCCAAGTTGGATGGGCTGATTGGCTTTAGCGACTTTGGGTTGGAGGGTATGGGCTGGGAAGTTGAGCCTTTCCTGGCACCAATCAAGATAGATGGCGTGGTTTACTCTCACTATTTCACAAGTGGAATAATGGGCCGGCCTGTAAGCAGTAGCAGGGCATTGCTAACTAAGCAATTTCAGAGCTGTGTGATGGGGCATGTTCAGGATAGAGAGATTAGCTTTGCAAAGCGAGCTGATGGTACTCGTGTTACTGGCTTATTTGCTGGCATATTCTACCAGCACGAAGAGGGCTACCTGAACGCTCAGACCAATTTGTCATGGCGTGGTATCTGGATGCTGCACGAAGTTGAAGATGGTGCTTTTGATGAGATGCCAGTAAGTCTAAACTACTTGAGGAAGCGTTATGGGTGATCCAGATGTTAAAGACTGGGAAAGACTGCGAAGAGAGATCCCAGCTATAGATGAAAAAGTGCCCGACCCCGTAAACTCTCCCAATCACTATCTGGCAGGGTCAATCGAGTGTATTGATGCCATCGAGGCCAGCGCCAGTAGTGCGGATGCCTTCAGGGGTTACTGCAAAGGCAATGTGCAGAAGTATCTATGGAGAATGGAGCATAAAGGCAAGCCCAAAGAGGACGCTTTGAAAGCCCAGTGGTACTTAAACAAGCTGATTAGTAAGCTTTAGCTGTACCCCGTAAACTATAAGAAACAAAAAAGCCCCAATTAAGGGGCTAAGTCTTGGCAGGGTTTAGTCTATCCCCATTGATCGGCCATTGCATCGGCTATGCCCTGATAAGTTTCAGATCTGATTTTCCACCTGTCAGCACTTGGCCCCAATTTGTTCTGGCCACTAGGGGTTTGATTATCCCAATAGCCACAATCTGGCCTTGGCAGGGTATTAGTTGGGGTCAGTTTTGGCAGGTTATGAAGCCACAAGCCGGTTTTTTTGCTTTCAGTGTGGCCGTGCTCGTATGGTTGCACGTATTGGCTGGCCTTTATCGGTAACACTCCTACAGGGTTCTCCATTGCCACCTGTGGCGCATTCTCTTTTGCATGGGCATAGAGCGCAAGCGTCCAATCGATCGCCTTTAATCGCTCCCTGTGGCGTTTCATCCCAGAACCATAATGAGCGTTTCCAGATACTGCCAAAGCAGTGCATGGGGGGTGCATGATAATCAGATCCCAACCAAGGTCTATAACCTCCCAACAATCGCCCCTGTAATGGTGGGGACTGTTGTCATCAGCTTCCAGCAAGTCGCAGCTATACGCCTCATGGCCGCGCTTCCTGAATGCTTCCCTAACCTTCCCGCTATACTCG